ATAGCTCTTGAGCGCCTGGAAGTAGCTCTGGCTCCAGTCCCGCACCGCGCGGTTCAAGCGCGGCATAGCCTCCAGATCGGTGTACCAGTTACCATCCACTCCGCCCGAGAAGGCAGTTACCCCTGATGTCGTGGTAGTCCCGGATATCGTGATCGTCAGGTGCGTGGTATTCGCACTGGTCGCGATGGTGATCGCGTTGCCGGCCGTGCCCATGGCGCGCGAATAGATGGTGAGCTGGCTGCCGCTGGCTTGCGCCCGAACCGCTGTATACCCGCCATTCAACAAAAGCGCAAAAGCTGTCGCCAGCGTCTGGGTAGTATCGCCGATTAGATTCAGATGCACGATTGTGGTGTCCGTCGACGTGGGTTCACCGACGGTGCCCAGAATGACCTGGGTAGTGAGATTGGGATCCGGAGACCCCGAGAATGTGATCGTGGCGGAAGCGTATTGTTGGCCCACGCAATTCAGCTCATAAAACCACAGCGCGCCTGTGTAATGGTTCACGCGACCTAAAAAGCCGAGGACGTAGATCATCCAGGCCGTCCGCTCTGGCGCCAGCGCTAAGGAGTTGTTAGTATCCCAGTCTGTAGCGGCCGCAAGCTTAGTCTCATTTGTCTCAGTGGGATAGGACGTCGACGGAAGGGCTATTTCGAGAAAGTCAAAATAGAAGTCCGTTCCAGCGTCGCCAACATGCGTTGCCGTAACGGTATGCGTGCCGGGAGTAAGTTCGCCTAGCAGAGTCCGAATCAGAACATCCTCGCCCGAAAGGTTCAAATTAATGCTGAGTGGGCTCCCCGCGTCGACAACAACCGAAATGAGCGCACCGGTCGCCAAAAGCCTGGTTCCCAAGTAAAGGCCGTGATTTTGCGCGGACGTGTATGTGCAACTAAAACTCGAAGTAAATACGCTCGTGGAATGAATCAGTCCGCCGGAGTAATTTCCGCCCTCGCTGGTCCACGAACCGGTATATTGCACTTGAACGGCATCATCTTCGAGGCGCTGGCTTCCCGGACCGGCGATCGAATAGCCCTGCCCAGTGCCGGTGACCGTCCAGTTCGATACCACCACCTGAAATTCACTCCGCACGAAGGCGCCCGCCTGCAGAGCCGCTGAATAGGTCCATCGCAACTTCCGGATGGCACCGGCCGGAACCACGCCGAGCAGCGGATCCGACAGCGAGGCGAACGGCAAAGTAATTTGCCACTGTGTCGGCGAAGTTCCTCCCGAAAACAATCTAGAAGGCGCGTCCCACTCCTCCGTCAGGCTGCCCAAGACATAGGTGTACGCGCCAATAACGTTTCCATTCGCTCCGGTGGTGCTGCTGGTAGGGAGCCCGGTGCCAAGGTACGTAATTGTAATCGTCGTTCCCGTCGCGGAGGCCTGCATCGTTGCCGAAAAGGCATTGATCCCCTCCATGATGTTCTGAATCGCGAAAGCCAGCGTGTCGCCGGTGTTTAATTGATACGGATAGTGCTCCGACAGAAAAGCGAGCCCGACATAGTCACCAACGGTGGCCGTTCCACCCAGCGTGAACTGCACTGTAGCGGATTGATAACTCCCCGCTATCGGAGTCGCGTAACTCGCCAGTGGGATCTGGTAGATTTGTTCACCGCTTCCATTGTTAGCCCAGATTCGCAGAGTGGGCCAGGAAACCGTCGGGAACAAATCGGAATCCAGCGGGATGCAGTTTTCCCGAGTCTCTTGATAACTCAAGGTCAATCCACTGAGATCACCGTCGGGCAAGGGACGAAACGCTGGATGCTCAAACACGTTGTCGCGATTCCACTCGATCACCGCCCAGTCAAACTGCTGACGCCAGCTGCCTGATACCGTGTACCCGGTCGCGCTGGTTGAACTCAGCGCAGCAATAGCCGAAGGCTCGAAGAAGTAGCATTGCAGATCCCCATCGGGCTGCAGTTTTTGTAAAGTTGCCATGTCAGAGAGTTTCTACAGACGAATCGTCACGGTCAAATCCGAGCCTGGCTGTGTGTTGGCGGTCTCTACCACGGATGTAATGTTCAGACCAATGATGGCCTGAGCCTGTAACGGCCCTAGCGCAAAACCGTCGACAATATTCGATGTAGTAGCGCTGGTAGGGATTGTAAGCTCGCAATAGACATTGCCGTTTTGGGTAACTTGCATTGTTATCGGCGCTCCGGTAGGCGCATCTTGCACGACGGCGCTGACATCCCGCACCGAACACAAGGTGTCCACCAGAAGCGGCGGCGCAGCATTAGTCTGAATCGCCAGCGGACCCTCAACTTGAATTGTTAGTTGCCCTCCCAAAAGGCTACGCAGCCCAAAGTCGGTGTTACTCGTAAACGATTCGGCGGCCACGCTGCTATTGCCCCTGGAGTTGGTCATGAACAATTCGGCCGCCCCGATCCGGACGTCCGGGATCGTGATCGGAAACGCATAGCTCCCGCTGGCCGGACTTCCGAAGAACTCCTGCGCAAACGGCAGGATGAAAATCTTTTGTGCTAGAAGGTAGACGCCCGTTTCAGCCGCGTGAGTCGCGGCGGTTGTTCCGTGAGAGGCGCGAGTAACGGGTACAGTGGTATTGCTGGTGAGGTTTTGCTGCACCACCATGACCTCCCCATCAATCTGCACCAGAGTTCCGATGGACGCCGACAGGGCAGTAGCCACGGTAAACGAAGTATCGGTCGTGGCCATTGCAGCACCGAGCAAGGTCGCGGAAGGGCCCTGCAACTCGTCCCAATAAAACAGCGTTAGAGTGCCCGCGCCGATGGATAAGGTGTTGCTCAAGGTGGAGAAGGATATTCCCAGCACCTCGATGCAGCCGGCGCCGATCGCGTACAGGCCGAAGACTGGCTGTCCGCAAACATTGGTATCGACAGCTTGGCCCGTGGAGCCTACAATTGTCCATCGAGTAAGTGGTGACAACGCATATGCGCATTCCTCGTCCACCACGTTCGCCGCCCGTCCGGAAACATCAACGGTCACCCCCTGGCGATTGGGCACGGAGAAGGAAACCGGCGACGCATTGCTCGAAGCTCCAAACTGCCACGTCGATTCGGCTATTAGAAAGTAACTCGTGCTATCCGGCTGGACGCTCCATGTGGTCGTGAGCGTAAGCGTACTTGCCGTGTTGGAGGCTACGGTCCGCTCCTGTCCGGCCCCCGTCCCTGCCGTGATTCGCGCCGTAGCGCCGTTGTACAAGTTCACCGCCATGTTCAACGTGCTGTTACCAACCGTCGTCGGTGAGTCTATGTTCACTACCTCGGGAGGCTGCAGTTCCAGGCGCCAGTAGAAGTTCGCATGGTGGTAATTGGCGTCCGGGGGGCCTTGCAACGATGCAGTTAGTCCCGAGTCGACAAACTGAGTGGCAATCGCGGCTCCACTTATGATCCGCAATATTTGCGTAGGGTTTGGGCCGCGATAAACATTAAACGATACGGCTGACACCGAAAAGCTGAGACTCACAAGAGTAACCTGATTCGTATTGTCGCCCGCCGGGATGTTCGCTACTGCAATGAACGAAAGACCACCCTCGGCTCCGTTGGCGTCTACCGCGCTGACCCCGTAATACAGAGCCTGCCCTCCAGCCAGGGTCCCCCCGGTGTTATTCACCTGAGGATTCAATCCCATCAGCGGTATGCCTGCTGCACTTGCGGCCGGCTTGGCCGGAGCCGAGAAAGCGACCGACAGATTCTCGGTAACGCTCCCATCCGTGCTCTCCGTCGAGGTTTCGGATATTCCAAACTGCTCCACTCCGTTGCTATCGAGCACGCCGCCCACCAGCGGCCTGGGGAGTCCGATTTCAAACGAACCTTGGCGTCCGGGGCTCGCCATACCCGAGTTAACCGCCGTGTACCAGGCATCGTCATGGATCTGTGCGCTGATAACAACAGTAATGAAATTCACTCCTGGAGATAACTTCGTAATCCGGAAGGGCTGCCGGGTGAAGCCTTCCCTTGCATAAGTCAATGTGATGATGTCGCCCGGCCTTAGCCCCACGCCTTTTACGCTGGTCTCAAACTGGACATAAGTGTTGCCATTCACCGACTTGTACAACTGCAGCGCCGCCGCTCTGTTGGCTTGATCGAAATTGGGGAGGCCGAGCGCCATTAACGTACTCGTCACCTCCTGTCCCGTCAATAACAAATCATCAATATCCACCAGCGAAAGGCTGTCTTGTTGATAATCATTAAACTCATCCTGAAATTCGACTGTATATTGGTTTGGACTATTGGCGATGCTCTGCGACGTTAACGTAAGAGACGGTGTCCCGTTTGCGCTGCGCAGGATACCCGAAAACGAGTTATCGCCGAATTCATAGGCCGGCCACCCGCCGTTCAAGGCTTCGGTGCTATTACTGCTGGCCGATTGCGTTGGCTGCTGATTCGCCAGTGTGTCTTCAGGATTTAACTGAATCAGGCCGTTGGAATCAAAACTCAGGTACATCGCCGATGCATTCCGAATGCCACGAACGATATCCCCGGCGCTTCGGCTTCCCGTCAGCAGAAGATTGCATTGATAACGGGGAATCGTGGTACTGTTCCCGTTCACGTCCACCGTTGGCACTAGAGCGTTGCATCGTGCCGCGACCGCCGAAAAGGTCGCCAGGTCCAGTCGCGCCGCGTTCCAACCACTGCGCCGCAGAGCGTCCAACATCACCCATGCTGGATTGTTGCTGAACACATTGCTCAGAAAGTTGCCGCTGGAATCGTATTCCGCAAGTTCGAGTCCCTGAATCAGGACATCGATCTCGGGGAACGACGTTCCGTTCGAAATCGAATTGGGCACCACCACCGACATAAACGCCATGCTGCCGTAGGGGTCACCCAACGGCTGTCCGGCAGCATTGCTGAAGTCCGGGTTGAAACTGCCATTCCTGGTTCCGAGGCTGATGACGTTGTACCAGCCCGTCGCCGTCATATTTGCGCCGTTCACTCCTACCGGGATCTGGGTGTTGTTCACAATTACCGTAATAACGCTGCTGATCTGTCCAACTCCGAGCAGCACTTCGAAATGCGTGAGATTTCCATCGTTTCTGGCCAGGACAATCGGTGGCTGATACCACCCAGTCCCGTAAATCAGCGGAACGAAATCGTTATAAAGCGCTTGATTCGGCAGGGGCGTCGATAATTGGGAGGTCTTTGAGCCGTAGGTACGGACAATGATGGATGCCGGCATGAATTCGATGCCGCCAAACCTCGCGGTTACATTGTTCTGATTATCCGTGCTGAACATCCCTCTTTGTACGCATTGCGTGCGCGAGTAGTCGCAGGTCGTGTAGGGGGCGCCCGCATTCAGGTTTCCGACACCGCCGGACTGATCCGCGGAATATCCGCATTGATAGAAAGGCGAAAAGGCGCCTTGCGTTCCGCCGCTCACCGCCTCCTGACGTTGCGCCGCGGTACTTGGAAAGTTCCAGGGACAGAGTTTTTGAATTCGGATCGCGGGCAAGAATACCCGCTGTAAGTTCAGCGTGTTGGTAAAACTAAGACGCAGCGTCGATTCGGTGGATTGATCCGGCGGGTTTGCAATTCCACGGAAAACCACTTGGCTGTTCGATGCTACAACTTGGTTGGTCAAGTCGAAGAACAGAAAGGTGGCTACCAGGCCCGATCCTTTCCATCCAATATTCTGCTCAATCGAGGACAGAAAGGAGTCCGCGTTGGCCAGTGTGATGGAGACCGTCGATACGCCGTCCGTCGCTGCTTCTGGACTGGAGTTGAGATCGAAGATATTATGCTTGAGCACCCGGCTCAGATACTGCTGGCCGTTCACGGTGACGTTGTGGGTGCTCCAATGTTGAACCTCGCCGGTGGCGAGCATACAATCGAATAAGAAAAGCGGCGTGCCGGGAACTTCCAGCTCTTTAAGAACGTTGATCGTGGTCATTCCGCAATAGTCTCGCTGGTTTTCGCTCTGGGTTCAATTCAAACTACTGATCAAGTCGATTTGGCAGGAGTTTTGGTTGGGTGCGGTCGCCGTGATTAAAAGTAAGTCGGTAGAAAATCGCGTGCTGGAATAAACACCGCCCAAGTCGATGGTCTTCTTGTATAGCCCGGCGCCGGGCTGAGCTTCTACTTGAGCGCCGAATGCGTCTACTTGGACCCCTGCCGGCAATTGCACTCCAAAGCCAATCCCTTCTTGCTGAACCGAGAGGTTGCCGGAAGCCGTCACCCTGGTCCACGAAGAACTGGTTGTTACGGCCGTTAAAGCGGTTTGGCCCGTTGCCGTCACAACCAGCTGAATTGTGGCCGGTACCGCACTTCGTACGTAGACGCTGTAACAGTATACGAACCCACTCGGCCCGCTTGTATTCTGAACAATCTGCTGCGTGGTTTGCGCGGTGTTAGTGAGTTGCATTGCGGAGCTGCCCCCCAGCGCGTCTTGAACTCCGCCAGTTACTTGCAACAGTGGGTCGGCCGTCCACACCGTTTGCGTCCAGTCCTCGCTCCACACCAATAAATTGTCGACGGGATCTAGGAAAGTAAACGTGTCCAGCTGACCTTGGGATGCTTCGAATAGACTTTCTATGGAAGACCGCTCGCCGTCCGTGAGGCTCGAATATTGAAGCCGCCATTGAACTTTCTGGGCTCCTGTATCGGCCATCCGTATCGTATAGCCGCTGGGCAGTTGATTCGCAACTGTTCGCATATTGATACCGCGCGTAACTGGGAACTGCGAAACGGCGCCGGTTGTGAGTTGCGGATAGTAGAGCATGTTAGCTCCCGTTCTCCAGCACGGTTAACGAAGTCTCGCCGTTCCATTCATCCGCCAGCACTGCTGCTATGCTATCGCCCGCCAGGCTGCAGCTCGCATAGTTCGTTCCATTCCAAGGATCGGTGAAAGCAAAGTCGCCGGCCGGTCCCGCAATGCCGCGAAAGAATTCTTGGATTTCCTGCAGCTCGCTCTGATCCAGCCGGCTAAGCTGGATCACCCACCGGTGAAGCGGCGCTTGATAATTGCAGAAACGTTGTTCGGACCCATCCACAAATTGCACCACGCTCGTAGAAAATTCCACACCGCGTTGAGCAGGGTACTGCATCACAGCCCCGGTCTTCAATGTTGGAAAAGTACTCATATTTACAGGGCGGAGATTACGTCGTTTAGCGAACTCGAGTTCAAGATTGCCTGTTTCACGGCGTTTGCTATCTCATCGCTGTGATCGAGAAATGATTGGCTGTCCATGGCGTTCACTTGGATAGTGACCTGCGCGGGCGCTCCGGCCGATTGTGCCCGCGGCTGACCTGAATTTGAATGGCTCACCGGTGCCACTTGTCCCGGCGCGCTCCCCGTCACTCCTGCTTCCGATTGCACGGGCGCCGGCAACATAAACGGAGATGGCACAGCTAATGTCTGACCGCCGCCTCCAAACAGGCTCAGCAGTCCGCCGATCAAAGGCGACAGGCTACTCAGACCGCCGCCCAGGAAGCTCGACGCAGCGCTCTCAACCGTGCTGCCAACAGATGATCCGCCGCCCGCCTTGGATGACGTGTTCTGCGTCACCGCCTGCGTATTGTCCTGCAGCGCGCTGATTTGCGATTGCTGGATCGATGTGAGACTGGTGATTTGCGTCGCCAGCGCAGTCAACTGATCCGTGATACCAGAGTTGCTGCTATCGGCCGGGCTGCTTGCTATCGAGCCTCCCGCCCCGCCGCCATTGCCGCTCCCGGTAGATGCGGCCAGCTGCCCGAGTAAGTCGCTGCGCGAAGCGCTCCCTGCACTGCTCGCCGGTAAAAGATCTTCCCACTTACTTCTGGCCATCGTTGCTTGCCGTCCTCAGCTCGTTCTCCAACACAAAGATCGCCTCCACCAGACGCGCCGGCAAGTCGTAAACGCTGCCCGCGCCAACGAGCTTCCACGCATGAAACTCCTCCAGCAGCGCGATACTCTCAGCCGTGATGAACGATGTAGGGCAGGTGGTGAGCGATACCCCTCCCCGTAACCACACAATAGAAGAGCCGGAATCAGCATCTTTCGTCAGCCAGCCACATCGCCGCTTTTTCTCCAGACCGCTTTTTCTGCAGGGGCCGCAGTTCCACGCGGAGTGGTTTCCAAGCTGAAAATGGAATGCGACAATCAGTTTTTTCTTTCAGGCTCGCTCAACCCGCACTGTTCCTTGATCGCGCTCACTATCTCGCGCACCAGGTCTTCCGGTCCCTTTTCCAACAAACGCACTGCAGTGGCAGGCTCGTCATCGATGATGAATCCCTCGATACTCACCAGGCCCCACTGTAGGTACATCGCGTCGATCTCTTGCGCCAGGATGCTGGCTTCAATCTTCTCGTTCAGCTCGGTGCCCGCCCCCAGGAACTCCGCCCTTCGGCTCAGTTTGCGTACTCGTCGGCTCAGCTCCATGCGCCGCCCGAATGAGAC